ACGCGCGCCGCAAGGATCAACGAAGCCATATGCGGTGATCAATACGGTTGGCGAGAGATCGGTCGACACGCACAACGACTCCGGCCTTCTACATGAGGACACGGTCGAGATCGTCATCTACGCCGACACGATTACGAAGGTCTATGAGATTCATGACGACATGAGATCGCTCTTGTCCAACGCCAAATTCACTCAGGGATCGACGACATTCGGGAAGACCAGATGGATTCGATTCGACACTGATTATGAAGAATCGGCAGAAATTTTTGAAGGGGCTTTTACCCTTGAAATAACGTGGAGTTAGTTCTCCGAACAACAATAACAACAAAGGAAAAATACAATGGCTAAATATGCAGCAAATGGAGCGACCATCTCGGTCGAAACAAACGCGATCGGCAACATTGTTTCGTTTGGAATTCCTAGTGACTCCGCTGACGAAATCGATGTTTCTTCTCACGCTTCTCAAAATCGGGACTTCGTTTCCGGTTTAATCAACACGGACGACATGAGCCTTGAAATGGTTTATGATCCAGCCGACGTCGGGCAGGCTTATCTCCGAGACAATATCGGAGCAGCGGCAACGGCAACATTCGTGATCACGTTGAGCGGCCCAGCGGCTTCTCACATTCACACGTTCGAAGCTCTGCTCAAGGGTTTCTCGATTGATGTTCCACACGACGGAGCATTGACGGCATCCGCAACGATCAAACGCGTTGGAGCCGACACCATCAGCTCTAGCTAATAACAAACCGACCAGCCAGTCATGACAGAACAGACAATCAAAATCAAAATCAACGGCGAGGATCGAGAGGTCTACGCCGGCAACGCGTCCTTAATGCGATACAGGCGATCCGGCGGCAAGATGTCGCTGGTCGCTGAAATTGACAACAAGGACAACGACTCGCTATTCGATAGCCTCGATGCGATCGCGTTGTTGATTCAGGTGAACCTCGTTGAGCGGAACATATCGCCAGACGAAATCATCAATGGAGTTGAGGATATGCAGTCGCTATTTAACGCTGCCGGCTTGCTCTTCAATTCTGTTCCATGGCTGGTCGGCAAAGACGAGGAGTGAGCAAACGACGGCCAGCCGGAGGGCGAGACGAGTGGGATCGGACTTTATTAGATGAGTTCGCTTTTGCTGTTGTCGCTCTCCGGTTACGGCCTTCGGATTATTGGGCGATGAGTCGGGGCGAGTATCTCGCTTGCGTCCAGATGTGGAAAAAGATCAACGGAATAGAATCAAACGAAGACAAGGAAATCGATCAGGAGCGAGTCGATTCTTTTAGTTCATACATCAAATCGACTTTCAATTCAGAGGTAAAAACAAACCCGACAAATGGCTAAGATCCCAACAGTTTTTTTAGAAGTTAGAGCCGACACCGGTCAGGTCGTCAAGAACATGGGCAACGCCGAGAAAGCGTTCTCAAGGCTCCGCAGAACTGTCAACAAGGGCGGAAGCCGTAGCATGATCCCGAAGGGCTTAGGCGGATTGGGCGGTCAACTGGCTTCGGTAGCCGGTGCAATGTTTACGCTTCAAACGGCTTTCACGGCTATGCAATCGACATTCAACAACCTTCGTTCGTTCCAGAAACTTTCTGGGATGTTGAAGGTTGCGACCGGATCGGTTGAAGAGGCTGAGAAAAGAATGGGATCTTTGGGAAGATTGGCGTCTACCTTGCCGCTATCGCTTGAGGAACTCACGGGTGGTTTTATACGATTGAAAAATCTCGGACTTGATCCAAGCGATCGAGCCTTGAAATCATACACCGAAACATCTCTCGCGATGGGCAAATCTCTGACGGATTTCATCGAGGCTGTTGCTGATGCTTCGGTCATGGAGTTCGAGCGGCTCAAGGAGTTTGGTATCAAGGCAAAGAATCAAGGAGAGACGATCGACTTCATTTTCCGAGGAACGACAACGAGCGTCGAGAACAACGCGAAGAAGATCGAGGAATTCCTGATAGGCTTGGGAGAAACGGCATTCTCCGGATCGGTTGCCGCTCAAATGGAAACCATTGACGGCAAGCTCACAATGCTTGGAGATGCGTGGTTCAAATTTACAACTCAAATCGCGAAAGGTAAATTGGCAGAGATTGCCGGAGAAGGAATCGATAGTGCGACCGAGAAATTGGAGTCGTTTGTCCTACAAGCTGAACTCAATGAGCTAAAAACAACCTTGAAGGAAATCAAGGATAGTGGTGATTTCACTTTGCTTAGTACATCAGACATTGACCTTTTGGAGACATACAGAGAACGCTTGTCTTCTACGACGCAAGATGTTCAAAAATTGCAAGGCATAGGTCGCGGAACGATCGACATCGCTGGAATTCAAAAACTAAATAATGAAAATATCAAACTCAGCGATCAGGCAATTTCTTATCTAAAAAATCAAAAGCTGATTGCCGATGTTGAGGCTGAGAATCAAAAGATGATTGGGGATCGAAATGATCTTCTTGATAGACAAAGACAAGGACAAGAAGTCCTGAAAAACCTCCATATTGAGCAAGCCGAGATTCAAGCGGAAGGATTAGATAGAATTGAAGTATTGCACGAAAAGAACCGAAAACTTGTTGAAGATCGAATTGCTCTGGCGGAAAAGCTAAAAGAGGGCGAATTCGACTCGGCTAAGATTAAAGAACTGGAGGAAGATTTTCGCGACATCAGTCAAACTTTCAGGGACAACACGGAAGAAATCGACAACATCAAGGAAAATCTAAACAAGGCCGCCGCCGCCGGCAAGAAGTTCGGCGAGGATCTGGCTCGCGGTTTGGCTCGATCGGTTATCCAAGGCGACAACCTTCGCGACACGCTCAAGAACATCCTGACCGAGTTGGCCGTCACCGGAATCACCGAATCCTTGAGCAAGCCATTCGGCGGATTCTTCAGCAACTTATTCAAGGCAAGCGGCGGACCGGTAACGAGTGATCGATCATATATCGTCGGCGAACGCGGTCCGGAGCTTTTCACGCCATCAACTGCCGGCAACATCACGCCGAATCATCGGATGGGCGGAGGCGGTGGAAGGACGATCAACGTCGTCAACAATTTCGATGTGAATGGAGAACGCGAGGAACTGCAAAGGCTCATTGCCGGCAGCGTTTCGACAAGCGTTTCTCTAGCCGTTTCCAAGATACACGACGACAAAGCGAGAGGAGTTACTTAATATGCCAGCAATGCCAAGCAGTCCAAAGTTTGCCACGTTTACCTTCCGAGAGGTTTGGTCTACGCCGGCGACAACTAGTCCATTCTCGGGCGACGTTCAGGTCTACAAGTGGACCGGCTCTAACAAGTATGAATGGGATGCTACTATTCCGCTTATAAAGGACAACACGATCAAGGCAAATTGGATCTCTTTTCTGCTCGCTATGGAAGGCCGGTCCGAGACGTTCAGTTATGACCTAAACGCGGACGGCGGCTTGTATGATTACTTGCAAGGCCAGACAACTTATCCGCAAAACTGGAGGTTTAGGGAGCCGATCGTCGGATGGTCGATCGACATCAACGGCTTTTTGTCCGGCATAACAATCAAAGCTCGGGAGGCGTAAATGAATCGCGGACTCACTTCTGCAATGAATACCGCCTTGACAGGGGCGGTCGTCGAGCCGGCTTTTTTGGCTAAGTTTGAATTTCCCGATGGCGACTTGCGTCTCTGGACGGGATCATCTGCGATCACTTACGATTCGGAATCCTATACCGGCCTCGGCAACTTTATCGGCGTCTCGATGCCAAAGGAGACAAGCGACGGCTCGGCCAGCGGCGTCACATATAGCATCAGTGGCATCCCGTCGACACACGTCAGCTTGGCTTTGTCGAACACTTATCAGAACGCTCCTTGCTATCTATATTTCGCTTGCATGGCGACAGCCTCGACCTTTGTGGCCGATCCTTATTTGATGTTCTCGGGACTCATGGACGTTGCCGAACTTAGCGACGATGGAGAGACGGCCACGATCAGCGTCAAGGCTGAGGGGTTTGCTTACGGCGTCGGACCATCCAGCGAACGCCGAACCGATCGAGATCAACGAGAAAAACACTCGACCGACAGATCGCTTCGTTTCGTTGCTGATTTGCAGAATAAGGAATTCACTTGGGGAGCCAAAATTTGACCTTTAGCTGGAACAACAACTGCTCGCATCAAGCTCGCGATCGCATTCGGGACTTGCTCGGCGTTACGATTTGCAAGGAGTTCGAAACCTTCCGCGATCCGTATTCCATTTGTCGTCTTCTCAAGCGTTCAGGCGGCATTGAAGGGCTTTTGAATTCGATCGAATATCTCAAGCCAATCGACCCGAATGAATCAATCGTAGGCGATTTGCTAGTCTACAAGACCGGCAAGACCAGTTTACATTTCACGATCGCCGTCAACACGGGCAACGATCAAGCTTTCGCTCCGACATACTGGGGCGACGCAATAATGAAACCGCATCAAGCAAATATAGGATTTAGATATGAGCCAAGCAATCGGAGCCGCAATCGTTAAATTCGTAACCGGAGCGACAAGCGTAAATGCAATCGTCGCCAATGTTGTTGGAACCGCCGCCTTGATGGTTGGGTCGAATCTCCTGACTCCCAAGGCTCGATTCGGCAACGTCAAGGAACGCGACTCGCTAAACATTCGCGGCATCAATAGCCGAGGATCAACCGACTCGCGGTCTTATATTTACGGGCAAGTCAGAGTTGGCGGAACCGTTGTCTACATGGAGACGACCGGAACTGACAACGAGTTTTTGCATATGGTGCTTGTGCATTGCGACCACGAAGTCGAGGAGCTTGGCGACGTTTACGTCAATGACGTCAAAGTCGAATTTGATTCGGCATCCGAGGGATCGCTTCGCAACGCTCAAGGAACCAGATACCGGAACAGCCTTTACATTGCCGACCATCTCGGCGGACCGTCGCAAACCGTTGACTCGACACTCGACGCGGCAAGCGGCAAATGGTTCTCAAGCGACAAGCTTTCCGGAATGGCGTATACATACATCCGGATGGAACTCAAAACCGGCGAGGACAACGCATTCCCCAATGGCATCCCAACCTTCACGCGTGTCGTCAAAGGTCGCAAGGTTTACGATCCACGGCTCGATTCAACGCAAACCGGAATCAGCGGATCGGGATCGCAACGGGCGGACGATTCGACAACATGGACATGGTCGGACAACTGGGCCTTGTGCGTTGCCGATTACATCACAAGCGATTTCGGTTATGGTCGATTTGGCAATAGCTGGAGCAATATCAACATCGCCGAGCTTGATGCGTCCGCCGACAACTGCGACGAAACGGTCAACGAGGTTTTTGCGTCTTGGTCAAATAGCGAAACGGTTTCCGAGGGATGGCGTCGATCTGTTGATGTTTACTTGCTCAAGGCCAACAACGACGGCACGACCGGATCAACCATTCCGGATCATACCGGCTGGTCAGTCGGCGATACGGTCAACGACGGAACGGTCGTCTGGACGGTTCAACTGGCGAGCCTTTCAAATACGACCACAAGATACAAACTCGATGGCATAGTTGAGGCCGACGAAGATCCTCTCGAAGTGGTCAAGGAGATGAAGGGGGCGGCTGCCGGTTTCATCGAATACATCGGCGGAAGTTGGGTCATCACATCGGGACGATATCAGGCTCCGACAATTACGTTGACGGAAAGCGACTTTGCCGGACCGATTACAGGAACAAGCAAAGACGATCGGACGCGAGCCATCAATGGCGTTCGCGGCGTCATAGCCAATCAGGATGACGCATACAATGTCATCGATGCTCCGCCGATAAGCAGTGCTGCATTCGTAACCGAAGACAATGGTGTCGAATCGTTTCGCGATCTCAAGTTGCTCTACACGACATCGACCTCGGCGGCACAACGGCTTTTTAAAATTGAGCTGCTAAGGGCAAGGCAATCTCTGGCCTTCCGGTCAACCTTTACCGCGTCAGCTTTCAGGCTCAAGGCCGGCGACACGTTCAGCCTCGACTTCGATCGATATGGATTCAGCGGCAAGATCTTTCAGGTCTGGTCGACGCAACTCAAGACCGGTGGCGATGGCGAGCTTGTCGTCGATGTGGAGTTTCGCGAGACGGCTTCCAATATCTACAGCTACACGGCAATCACCGATGAGACGGTTGTCGATCCGGCTCCGAATACTAGCTTGCCTGATCCGTTCACTGTTACGGCTCCGACCGGAATGGCGGCTGCCAGTGGAACGGCTCAACTGATCGAGACAAGCGACGGAACAATCTTGCCAACGGTTTTGGTCACATGGACGGCGGCGGCCAGCGTCAACGTCATAGGCTATCAGATCCGCTGGAGGCTCGCGTCGGAAACAAACGATCAGGACTATCGCTATCTGACCATAAACGGCAGGAACAACACGTCATCGGTCATCACGGGCGTTCGGGAAAGCCGGAGCGATGCGAATCAGTACATCGACATCGACATCCGATCACTGACGCCGGTCAAAGAAGGGGCGTTTGTTGTCGTCGAACACGATCACGACGTCATCGGGAAGTCAGCCTCGCCGACTGCTCCGACAGGATTTGCCGCGACAGCCATTGTTGAGGGCGTCAAATTGAGCATGAACGAGCATCCCGATCTCGACTTCAAGCATTTCTTAATCTTTCAAAACACGACAAACTCGAAGCCGGCGTCCGCTTCATATATAACGAGCGACACGACAAAGACGATTACGGGTCTGACCGCCGGCCAAATCTACTACTTCTGGCTTGAGGCTGAAGATACGACCGGACACAAAACCGCGGCTGCATCGGGAGTTAATGCAACGCCAACGGCAACCGCTGCCGGCGATGTAACCGGTTTGGGGGCGTTAGCAACCGAAGATACGGTTGACCTGACAACGACAGGAAACGGCGGCGTGACGGGCGTCTTACCAACTGGCAACACGGACGCCACGGACAACGGCACGACGATTGACACGAGCGGCAATGTAACTGGAGGAATTACGGTTAGCGCGTCAACGGGCGTCATTCAAAGTGCGAACTACTCCACTGGATCTGCTGGATGGCAAATCGATGGCGATGGCAATGCCGAGTTAAACGATGCCACAATTCGCGGCGACTTGGTAGCTGGCACAATCGACATCGGAGCTGGTAGCGATTCGCTTGCGGTTAATTCATCAGGGGTTACAACCTTCGGGCCGACCTCTTCGAACAGTCATATTAAAGTCGAAGCCAGTCCATCTGGCGGCACATCTATCGACCTTTACAATGCGGCAGCGACAAAGGTGGGTCAGATTAGAACGCTTAACGGACAGCAAGGTGGATTGCTTAGCCTTAATAGAGGCGACAACTCTCATAGTACTAGTTTGGATGGCGGTTACGGAGGATTTTATTCGATAAACACAACCGGCTCCCAGCCATCTTTTTCCATTCGTAACGCTTACACTTCGCCGACTAGAAGTTTTACAATAGGGAGTCACGGAGAACTGGGCTGGGGAACGGGCAGTATTTCTCCCGGTGCCGAGGACACTAATTTATATCGAGACACTGCCAACGTTTTAAAAACTGACGACTCGCTAATTGTCGGAATTGATTTAACTTTAAATGGCAGACTGTACGATGGATCAGCGGGATCTGGCACATCCGGCCAAGTTCTCAGCTCGACTGGTTCGGCCACGCAATGGATCGATGTGGCGTCTGGTCAATGGACGGTTTCAGGTTCGGATATTTACTATGACACGGGATCTGTCGGCATAGGTGCGGTGCCTGCCTCTCCCTTGCACGTTCAAGCAGATGGAATTGCTTTCCGCTTAGACGGTTCATCAAACACAAGTCGCAGTATTTTCTTCAGGAACACAACTTCATCTAATCCTGCACAAATTTTTTCAGATGGATCATTGCGTCTGTTT